TTTGAAACCAAACTCAGTAAAATGGATGGTGCTCAACCAGTATCTAAAAAGAAAACAGAATCAATTGTGAAAACAAGTGATTATGTGACTGATAGAATGCGTGCTATTCAACTACACAAAAAGGTGTAATTAAAAAATAATTAAAAAACAATGGCTTTTAATACAACTGGTATAGGCACTTGGACAAATGAAAACTCACAGACTTTGATTTCTAAATTAGTTTTAGAATTGAACTCTACTCAGTATTTCACAATTATGCCTGGTGTTAAATACAAAGAACAAGTTAAAAAACTTTCTGTTCAGTCACCTCTTCAAGCGGCTGCTTGTGGAACTCCAACTACAACTGGAACGACTACTTTAACTGATAAGGACATCACCGTTAGTTCATTTCAAACATTTGAACAATTGTGTCCAGCAGATTTAGAAAAAACTTCATTACAATTGAGCATGAGACCTGGTTTCAATGATTCAGTTCCTTTTGAAGCACAATATGCTGATTTGAAAGTAAAAGAAATTCAAAAACAAATTGAACAAAAATTATGGAGTATCACTGGTGGAACCGATGTTGATGGTCTGTTATATCAATTTGACGCTGATAGTGATGTAAGTGACAGAACATTTGTTTGGTCAGGAAACACATTCACTTCAAGTGATTATATGGGAGAAGTATTTGGTATGATAAATGCTTTACCAGCAGAAATTCAAATGTTAGACGATTTAACATTATTCGTTGGACAAGAAATTTCAAGAAAAATGACACAACAATTCGTTATCACTGGTAATTATCACATTGATTTTACAGGTGAAGATGGTAATTCATCTTGGATATTCCCAGGAACTAATGTAAAAGTTCAACCTGTAAATGGTTTAAATTCAACTAATAGAGTAGTTTTAACACCTGCTTCAAACTTGATTTATGCTACTGACTTGATGAACGAAGAAGAAAAGTTCAAAATTTGGTGGAGTGAAGATGATCAATATGTAAAATTCTTAGTTCAATTTAAGATGGGAACATCTTACTACTGGGGAAGTTATGTAGTTGTTTCACAAGCGTAATACAAGCAAATAATGTATTTAAAAAATAAAAAATAAAAAATGGCAACAAATTCGTGTTTGAGGATAGATCAGGAAATTTTGAGTGCGTGCCGCAATAGCCGTCCAGGCATTTCAGAGGTTTATATTGCTAATTTTGCTGATGTTACAGGTGTTACTTTAAACGCTGGTGAAACATTGGTAACTGCATTAGGCTTCGTAGTAGCGACTGGTGAAACTTCAGGATGTTTTTATACTTTCGCTCAAAACAGAGAAAGTGCGGGATTGGTAGATGAAGCACAGATAAATATTCCTAATGGAACATCTATATTCAAACCTCAACTTACATTTAAAGTTAGTAATATGGATTCAACCACAAGAACTATCTTTAAAGAATTAGCGCAGGCAACCGTAATCGCTGTATTTAAAGATATTTCTGGTGATTATTACCTAATTGGCAGACAAAATGGATTAGATATGGAAACTGGAACTTTCAATTCTGGTGTCGCTTCTGGCGATTTCAAAGGATTAGAATGTACCCTTAGTGGTTTAGAACCAGAACCTATCATCGCATTTGAAAATGCCGCAGCATTTACTTCTGCTATTGTAGCATAAGAATTTTCTTATCTCAATATATCAAAAAACCCCACACTCATTACGAGGTGGGGTTTTTCTTTTCATCTAACTAAAACTATTTCTTTACGAAATTTTCATTTTCAGTAAGCCTTTAATGGCTTGATAATATTTGAAATCAAAGTTATATTTTTTATCATAAGCAACAAGCCATATTTCTCTCCATAACCAAATACGAAATTCAAAAGAAAAATTACCATCTTCATCAATTATATTGTGACCATTTTCTTGTTCTTCTACTATTTTTGATGGGTGTAGAACATTTCGTTCATAACAAACATTTACAAATTCTTTCACATAATCAAGGTCAAAAATAAATTGCTCTAATTGTTTCTTAGCAATTATGTAATGTTCGTGTGCTCTTTTAATCTCTTTTGTATTTACTATATCTTTCATTTCTTTATATTTTTAAAAAATTAAACTACCTAAAAAATCAATCTTTTCTTCATCTGTTTTACAATCTTGTAAAGTATTGTAATCATCAATATCTTGTGTTATTTCTTTTACGAAATCACCATCACTATAACAAAATGTGGCGTGAATAAAAACAACATCTTGTCTTTTGTTCTGTCCTGGTGTGCAAGTTTGTTTTAATTTATTTCCAGTTTTAATACTGAAATAAATAAAATCTTGTTTCAATTCTTCTTCTGTTAGATTTCTAACATTTTCAATGATTTTGTTTTTTATTTTTTCTGTTACTTTCATTTCAATTATATTTTTAGTTAAACAATGAAGCAAAGATACAACAATTTTCCTTATAAAAAAGGAATTCACAAAAAATAATATATAAAATTACTAATTCCGAATAATCTTATATATAAGTAAGAAGCAAAAATAACATAAAATAAATGGCAAATACGAAAAAAGGTCAAGCAAATACTCAAAATACATTTTCATTTAATTTTAAGCAAGTTGAAATTCCTCAACTGAAAGAAACCCCATCAAGAAAGAACTATTATATGACTAATGATGCTGATGATTTCTATGACCAACTTATTTATTATTATGAACACGGTAATGTCCACTCAACTTTTATTGATAATCTTTCAAGTAGAATAATTGGTACAGGATTACAAACAAATGATTCAAATAGTAGAAATGTAATCAAAAGTTATGGACTTGATGAAATATATAAAAGAATATCATTTGACTATTCATTATATGGTGGTTACGCAATTGAAATTATATGGAATGTCCTTCATACTGAGATTACTCAAATAAATTACTTAGATTTTAGTAGAGTAAGAAGTGGTTTTATTGATGAAAAAACAGAAGATGTAACACTATTCTACTATTCAACAGATTGGCACAAATGGAGCAAAGAAATTGATGTTCTACATACATTTGATACAGACCCAGAAAGTGATAATAGACAAATTTATTATTATAAAGATAATCACCCAGGAACAGATGTATATCCAAGACCTGAATACTTTGCGGCTCTTAAATGGGTATATACTGAGGTAGAATTAAACAGATATTACGCAAATTTAGTTAAAAACAATTTCGTTCCAACTACAATGCTAACTGTTAATTCATTTTTTGATGAAGAAAAGCAAGTAGCATTTGAAAAATCATTAAAATCTTTTACTGGTGGTGATGCTGCTGGAACTATCTTCGTGATTTACAATGAGGGAGGTGATGAAACAACTAAACCAGAATTATTAAAATTCAACACTGAAGCAGATGATCAAAAATATCAATGGTTATCAACACACACAATAGAAGAACTTATTATAGGACATCGTTTGCCGAATCCTTTATTAGCAGGTGTTAAAACACCAGGTCAATTAGGTGGCACAAGTGAATTGGAAATATCAGAAAGAATATATAATTTACAAGTGATTCTACCTAAAAGAGCAAATGTTCTAAAAGGAATAAATGAGATTAGTATGTTTTTACCAGGTGATATTCAATATGAAGTAATCAATACAGATATTTATGATGTAGTTACAGAAGAAAAAACAATCACAGAATAATGGCGAGAGTATTTTATCCTATTATAACGGCACAACAAGTTAAATATCAACTACCTGAAATAAATGATGCGATTCCAAATGAATTATTATCACAGAATATAAAGATAGTTCAAAAAATGAACATAAGACCTATATTAGGTTATAGTTGGTATGAACAATTAGAAACTCAGGTAAGTGCTTCCACCGTAACAACAGCAAATCAATATATTTTAGATGAATATTTATATATGATAATATCATTACAAGTTCAAAAGAGACTTATAATGACTAATTCTTATCAATTAGAGAATAATGGTTTAAGAACAAAATTAAGTGATGTTAGTGAATTAGCAGACACCCAAGATTTAACATATTATAGAAGTGATTTACAAAATGATATTGATTTTTTAGTAAATGAAATGATAAAATATATTGATATAAATGAAAGTGATTATCCATTATTTATATCAAAAACAGACCCAAGAGAAAATGTGAAAGGCACTAAATATAATTATGGCTTTTCAGTAGGTAGGGTAGAAAATGACAATTGTATAAATTATGGAATCGGAAAGAGATTATATTAAAAATATGAATAGTAAAAAGAAGAAGAAAATATCTAAAAA